TTGATCGAGCTTGTTACGGCCGATGTAGCCGCCCGCATTCAACAGATAGACCGATGCCGGGCCGTAATTCCCGACGATCTTCGAATCCCTGATATAGATTTCGCCCAGAGAAGGGCCGGGGCCGGTGGCATTGATGCCGTAATGGCCGCGCGTTGCCAGCGAGTTGTCAAACGCGCACTCCTGACATCCCGAACCCAAGGTGACCGTATCATTCGTGGTGCCAGGCGTGTCGGTGCCCCACACTCCTACGTCCACGATCTTGTCGCCTTGCCCGGTCATCGTAATGATCTTTGTGTCAGACCCGCACGCGTGCAGCATCGAGGCGTCGCGGCTTTGTCCGCGGATCACGACACCCGGCGTGGTAACCGTAAGACCTCCAGCCGTTTTGATGCACGTTTTGCCCGGCTCTAGCCATACCGTCCCGCCATTCGGCAACGAGGCGATGGCCCGCTGAACGGCCAGCGTATCGTCGGTCACCCCGTTCATCGCGGCGCCAAATGTCCGCGGATCAGCCCAGGTCCGGATCTGCGCTGGGAACGCATTCATGCAGCCGGTAACCGTGTTGAAATTGTCCATCACCTGCCCGGCGTCGGCAAGCGTCCCATTCTGTAAAAGGTTCGGTACCGTGCACGAGATGGTTTGCGCGGACGCCGGAAACGCGACCCCAAGCCCAAAACAGAATGCCGCGAGCCGGAGAAAGCACCGCGTCATTGCTGCGCAGCGCTACCGTGTGTTAAACTGAGCGTCATGCAAACTCCGATGTGCAAGCTCTGCGGCCAGCATCATTATCGCTACGAGCCGCATCGCTTTACCGATACCAAGGCCAAATTAATGTTTGAGAGCGAACCCCGGTGGCCGATTGAAGACCGGCTTGATCTACCACAGCGGTATCCGGATGCCGACGATGACCAACCAGTAGGTTCCCGTTCTCTAAAGCGCTACCAGTCCGTACAAGCCGATCACCGCCGACACTCTGAAGGGAGCGATCATAGTCAGGTTGCTCCCCCCCGCTTGCGCGAGGGCAGCCTAGACCCTCGCAGCAGTGTTCAATCCGCGAGCCCCCGCACTCAGGACACGGCCCATAGACCGCCAGCCACCGATTTATCTGCTGCGCAGCTCGACCAGAGCCACGACACACCTGACATCGCGCCATTACCCCTCACTATCGACGGCCAAGAAGTGGTGACAGGTGAGCGGTTCGAGATACCGCTTTCCGACGAGCCACCAAATACCGAGAACGGCATTTACAAAGTCACCAACACCCCGCCAACCCCCGCTTCCGCGGGGGCAGGCTCAATTGCCGGGGCCTTGGCCTCATTCGACGACACCGCCCTCCACAGCCTGCGCAACCTCGTCATGGCCGAATGGATGCGCCGGGAGCGCGCCCGCAAACGTGCGGCTAGAAAGCCCTAAACCCGCCGGGAAACCGGGGCAGCAACCAACCGTCGAGCTGCCGGCGATGCTCGACCCTGGCTTTCGGGAGCGACCCTAGCTGCCCCATTCTGTCCGGTTCAAACCCGCTCCCGACGCACATCCCACCGACCCTCAGGTCTCGCCTTCTCCCACACCTCGTCCATCGTCATCTCGGTAAGCCCACGCATCGGCTCAGCCGACTTCGGCACCTCGCCCGCAATCAAATCATCCAGCATCCGCCCCACCAGGCTCAACACATCAACCTGATCGTCATTCTTGCCAGCCGGGAACCGTAACAGCTCCGATACAAGATCCGTCGCCCACGGCGCACGCCTCGGCAAATACACCTTGCCCATCGCCATCCGACCACGAATTGACTGCGCCTTCGTCGCCTTGTTCAATGCCGAGGAGAACTGCTTTCGGTAACAAAACAATAACCGTCTCTCGATCTGCCGCTTCATCAGGAACGGACCCACGCTCTTCTCGATCTGGGCGTTCTCCTCCGCCCACATCAAGGGATGCCATCGCTCCATGAGATCGAGAGCACTCTCGACCCACACATCAGATGATGCCTGGTCTCGCCAGAGGTCGAGGACGTAAATGTCATCTCCGGGGTCGACCCCAATAATTCCATGCACAGTATAGTCCCCGCCCTGAGCAGTAACCGCGTAATCGCTAGCTCCGTAGACCTCAAGGTGATCTCTGGGTGGGGCTGTGTCATACCACCGTATCCACTCATGCTTGAAATAATCCCCACTCTCCGGGGTCGGCTCCTGCTGATAGAGAGCGCTCCAGTTCCGCACGTCGCGCTTCGCCTCGGCAAACATCGAAGGCTGGAACCATTCGGGCCACAGCGGAGCCCCTACAGCGCGTCCTAACGGGTCCCCTGCCCTTGCCTCGGCCGGTAGCGATAACACCTCCCACGCCTCACCCCCGGTGCTCTGCTCCGCGATCAAACGTCCCGCCAGGTCGTCCTCATGCCACCGGGTCATGATGAGCACAATCCGCCCACCTGGCTTCAGCCGCGGCCAGAAGTCCGACCGATACCAATCCCATATCCGATCACGTATCGTTTGACTGTCCGCCTCGGCCCGACCCTTCACGGGGTCGTCAATGATTCCAAGATCTGCTCGGCGACCGGTGACCGATGCATCAACACCCACCGCATAATACTCACCGCCTCGCTCCGTCTCCCACCGACCAGCAGCTGCGCTATCCCCCGATAGACCGAAGCCGAAAACTCTTCGGAAGTCAGTCGAGCCAACGAGGTTTCGAACTCGGCGACCAAACCTTTCGGCAAGCTCGCCAGAATGGCTCGCCCCGATGACGGACCTGTCAGAGTTTCTACCGAGGAACCAAGGCGGGAAGAGGATTGATGCATACGTGCTCTTTGCACTCCCCGGCGGCATGAATATCATCAATCGGGTGATCTCGCCCCGCTCTATAGCCTCAAGCCGCCCCAGGAGCAATCGATGGTGGCTGGCCGGCTTGGTGTCGGGTGACGCGACCTCGATGAACTTGACGAGACTCGTTTCCGCGTCGAGCCGGAGCAGCAGCTCTTGTGCTATCTGCTCAGGAGTCGGTGTGCTCATACTCTCCGCCGATGCGCCTTCAGCCTACACGCCGCCGAGCAATAGACCTGATCCGAACGCTTCGGATGAAACGGATCTCCGCAGGTCTCGCACTTACCCGTTTCAGGCGAAGCGTTACCCGTTTCAACGGCTCGCTTTAGCGTTTCACGCTTCGGCTTATCCGTTGCAACGAGCGCCACGCCCCGAGGCGCCCCTAGCGTTACGGCAGACCACACGGGTGTTACGGGAGCAGCCGGGAAGCGATGGGGATGCCATGACCAATGTGCCTCATGACATAGCCGGCAAACAGGCGGAGTCATCGGAGCAACCGGTTCCTAACCGCTTGTTTCATGGCGGAAACACTGGGGAATGACACCTCAATCCGGCTCAGGGCAACGTGGGGGCAACAGCTGCGGCTCTTTCGAGGGCTCGTGATCAATCACTCGACCGGCGGCTTGAAGCAGCTCTAACAACTGCTCTCGTGTCATCTCAGGCAGCTCACGCCGTATCGTGGCGTCGATCTGTTGGGGTATGATCTTGCCGATTAGCGCCATGTACGGGCCTGGATTATCCTTGGCCTGCTGGATGAGGTATTTGACGCCACCAGCCCCGTCGAGCGAGGCGCGCAGCATCTCTCGTATATCGCGGGTAACCTTGTTTTGGCTGCCGAGGACGCGCCCCATGCCAGCTGCAGGCGGCCGTACACCCTTGATAGCAAGCCTCACTTCTCTGTTGGTTTAACGCTCGCTGGGGGCTCTTTGCGCTGCGCTCGCCACATGGCATCGAGACGCTGGGCATCTTCAGCGAGGCGCTCTCGCCACAGCGTGGGTACGGGCGCTATGATTCGCATGCCGAGGGGATTTGAGTCTGCTTGTTTAACGCCACGCATGTTTAGCACGCCGTAGCTCTACCGATCATGAAACCGCCGAGCCATACAAGGCCAAATGCCAACAACACGGTCATCTTAGCGCTGTGAGTTTTGAGGAATGGTGATTTGCGCGCAGAAAGTTGAAGGTTTGTCAACTAGCTTGATTTGGGTTGGCCTGCGAGGACGCCTAGGGCGGTGATTAGGACTAGGGGAGCGGCGGCTATGTGGATACGTTTGCCGCGCCATCCTTGCTCTGTGGCCCATTCTGTGAGGCTCTGGCCCCATCCTAGGACATGCCATATGCAGGAGGAGGCGAGCGAATCTCTGCCACCAAGTGCCAGCATTGCTTTGTGCACCGATTCGCAGGCAGCGGTGTGGCCGTCGATTGGTGTGCCGATCCTGGTACCGGAAACGAGGGGCCTAGATGGGTCGGAGGCCCGTAGGTCGCCCGTGTAGGCCCGGCGAAACGTTACGCTGAAATCCTCACCGACTTGGCGCATCTCTGCTGTGATTGCCCCTCGTCGTTCCATTGCAGCTAGGATGTCGATCGAGCGGTAGGGTTGAGAGGGTCGGCCGTCATCGTCGGCTATTGCTCTGTCGAGCAGTTCGACGCCGCGCCGCATGCGCTCGGGTGTTGGGGCGATAAGATCAGCGCTTATGTACGTCTTGGGCACGGCTGTTAATGTAGCGTAGCCGGGGCTTTAGGGCAAGGACTACTCTGACCATTCCACCCTTACTTTGACGCCGCCCCAGCGATCATACTCGCGCAGGTGGAGATCTATGGGAGGTTTGGGTATCGGATCATAACTTAGAAATCTCTGGTCCCAGATCAGTACACCGTCGCTTGCTCGGTAAATTCTTAGTCGCGCGGGCTTTGCCGAGGTGGGATATTTAAAAAATGGGATCTCGCTCATTGAATAGCTCCGTGGTTTAGGGCAAGCGCCAGTATAGACCATATATATTCATCTCTGGGTGCATCTCCCCCTGTGTAACGATACGCGACCCTGGCCACTCTCGGCGCCAAATCTCTAAGTGCAGCCAATAGGGCGGCGGCTGTGTCTCGGGATACCAATATGGACGCCAACGCTCGTTTGGATCGATGATCGCATAATCGAAAATGGCTCGACTCATCGCATAGTCTCCAGCTACCATCGTTTCCATTTGAGCGCGTCGGCTCGGACCTCGAAGAATTCGCAATCACTCATCACCACGGCCCACAGGGTCTTTATGCCCAGAGCTTCATGATGCAGAAAGGCGACCACTGCGCCATCCCGTTCCGTCCCCATCGAGTCCTTCCAAGAAACAAAACAGATCGGCATCTATCGCATAGCCTCTAGCTACCCATCCATTCGAGCAGCCACCACAAAAGCACGCAGGCGGAAATAGTGGCGGTAGCGGTCCCTCCGAAAAGGAGGACATCTCCCTCTCGATCAATGCCCTTAAATGCGCATACGAATCCGCTCAGACACAAAACGGACAGCGCGAGAAGGCTCATCGCATAGACTCTAGCTTGTCGGCTTGGTCCTGCAGCTCGGCGAGGGCCGCATCGATGACCTGGCCGCGGATCTCGGAGGGCAGCATGCTAACATAGGCCAGCAGAAAGACTCTCGCGCCTACCTCTATGTTATTGAGATGGCTGTTCGATATGCCCAGTATCTGGGCAAGCTCCTTCTGCTTCATCCCGACCCGAAGACGCTCGGCGCGTAGCGTTTGGTTGATGCTCAGAGAAGCCTCATCTCATTTTCTCTAGCTTGTCGGCTTGCCGCTTTAGGCGAGCGCGAGCTGCTATTGATAGGCTCATGGATCGCATTCGACGCGCTAGTTTAGGCTCTACCAAGTCGCCTTTCCGTTTTCTCATTCTCATCTCATTTTCTCTAGATTGTCGACTTGGTCCTGCGGATACAGGACATTATACGGAAGGTGCTCAATCGCCAGCATGGCTAAACGCACCACCTGGGGGATTTGGGCACCGGCCTCGTATGCCGCAATCTGACGGCGAGAGCGCCCGATAACGCCGGCGGCGGCTTCCTGGCTTGTGATGTTGAGTCGGCGCCGCCAGGCGCGAAACTCTGTGTCGGGTTTGTCCATGCCTCATATATGGACGCTCCCAAAAAAGATGCAATAACTTCTCACGAGCCTATTGACATGTGTGCGATAGCTGCTCATATTCACATCAGACGGGCGGGAAGCCACCGCCACCAAGATCAGGGAAGGCCAGCAACCCAATGCAGATGGCAGAGAAGAGGGTCAGCCGGTAAAAGTCCGGCTCGTTGATGAGCTTCTGGAGCGAAACCCAATGATGAACGAATTCAAAAATATGATGTTCGGCAATGCCGACCGGCAGACAATCGCAGCTTGGGCGATCCGCGAAATCCTTAGAATTCACGATAAAGCCTAATCCACCTGAATGAGCTGGAGCGAAATCCCATGAAAACCTGGATCGCACGACGGATTTATCTCTACCGCGCAAAGCGGACCTACTCGCCAGCAGCATATGCGCTTTGTCAGATGCGGCCGACGGGCTGGTATCAAGTCAGATATTAACCCCTAATGAGCTGGAGCGAAATCCCATGACCGAAACAACCGTCTATGTCGCGATTTCCTACCATCCTGGAATGACCCGCGAGACAATCCATCCAACAGAGCAAGCTGCCATCGCGGAACTGTGCAGCGTTAAGCGCCATCTGCCAAGTGAGCAGCGCTCAACATGGCGATGGGAAATTAGGACTGCGAAGCGGCTGGTGGCGGCATAAGCCGCCCACCGGGGCAAGGTCCCGGCGCTGATACGAGCGTCGCTGATGAGCCTAGAAAGGAAATCCCATGACCCCACGCGTTATTAGCTGGAACACGCACAAGACCGCGGCCGGTTTCGGCTGGCGCGTGTATTCGCTCGCATACAACGAGCCCACCG